CTTTCGTATATTCTAACATAGTCATGATCTTTTGACAAGAGCTTAGCATAAGCATCTGCTATCTCTTTCTCTTCAAAGACTTTGATCTGATCGGAATCAAGTGCTTCTGTCTGAGCATCTTGATAAGTTACTGTCCACACTGTCTTGCTCATGTTAGGAAACTCCCTATGGTTACTACTTTTTTACTTTGCCATCCTATACAGTCTAGCACATTTTCCAGTGGCTTCAAGAAACTCTTATCAAATTGTTTCTTATGGTCAATGTACCTATCTACATTAAACTCCTTTGGAATCTGACTGAAGAAGGATATACAATCTTCCTTCATAGGATTAGGTGTCTTAAGATAGATAAACTTTATCTTTTCTCCCTCTTGGATTAAAGGATACTTGTTTGTGATCTTGTTCTTGTTCACATAATGGTTATACAATAATGCTCCTCTTACATGGATGGGTGTTCCTTTTGTATAGATGTCGTTCCTTGAATGATATTTGCCGAGACCGTTGCACCCCCTTGGAAATGCAATCTCTTCGTAAGGGCGGTTCTTTGTTTCTGTTCGGACACCATTGATAAATGAGATAAGCTCATCATTTGTTTTGCTGATAATAATCTTAAAAGCTGCATATAATTTATCCCTGAAATACTGAGGTGTTGATGACCTCGCTGTTTCTAGTCCCATGATTTTCATCTTGGGTTCTTTGTATCTGACTCCTTCTGAGTCCCACACGTTCAATATGTATCGCTTCTTAGCAGTCCATATACCACGGTCAGCAATGTTCTCTCGCTTCATGATCATCTTCTGTTCATACGCCGAGACATACGAAGCCAGTTCCTGGTAAGACTTCTCGATAAACGGTTCGAGCTGATCCTTACAGATCTTGTCCAAGAGTTCCACAATCTTAATCTTATTATCAGACTTAGAAGCAAAAAATTTATCAACAAGAGGTCCGAGATTAAGATATATTGAGTCGGTGTCAGATGCAATTACGTAATCAACCTTTTCTGAAGCGAGTAGTTTATTTAGATAAACATTAATCTTGTTCTCTATCCAACGAATAGATACTTGACCAGAAAGGGTAATGGCTTCGGCATTAGCGAGCTTATAATACCTGAAGTGCTCATTGCCGATAGCACCATAAGCACTATTAAGAGATATCTTTTTGGCCATCTGTATGTTGTTACACCTAGCGATCTCTTTAGTGAGTTCAATAGATGGTTTCTTTTCGTAAGCCTGCTTTGCTTGTAACATCTTCTTCTTAAAGATGACTCTTTCACTGTACATCTTATCCATAAGTTCAGGAAGGAATCCTCGGACATCTTTCCTATATTGTGCTCCATTCGCACAAACTGCATAAGTCCCATCTATATCTACCTCTTGTTTTAAGATCCCTTCAACGCTGGCACTACTGTGTCTAGTCTCCCTGATGGTCTCTGGGGAGATGTTATATTGCATAATAAGATGAGGGTACAGGCTATTGAGGTCAAAATTAACCACCCAATCATAGCGTCCTGTTTTCGGTTCTTTAACATAAGCACCTGCATATTTTTCAGACTTTGTAGCACTTTCTTTCTTAGGAGGAATTGCTATATTCCTTTTAAGAAGTTCAACATAGATGTAGTTATCCCACATCCTAACCTGAGAGAATACATCCTCGTAGTTTACCTTAGCATCATACGCCATCGTGAATGCAAGGTCAAGGAGTTTCATCTTATCATCAAGTCTATCAACTAACCTAACATCATGGATGTTGTACTCGATAAACTTCTGCCAATCATTCTGATAGAACTCTTTGAATGTATCAAACTCAGAGTGATCTAACTTCCTCTCATTAAGTTCAACCATACAGATATGATCTAACCTATAAGACTCTTGGTTAGTGTAAGTAAACTTACGATAGAGTTCAAGATAATCTAATATTGATATACCACGTAAGTCACAAGCAATCTGCTTACGACCTTTAATATAAATCTCACGTGTAGAGATCAACTTCCAAGGACTAAGGAAACGAGTATACTTCTCACCTAATACCCTGTTGAAACGATTAACAATGTATGGTATATCAAATAACTGTACGTTCCAACCAGTGATAACATCAGGATAGTTCTGAACCCAATACTCTAAGAATGCATTAAGCATTCCAGCCTCAGTTTTAAAGTGTAGATAATCTACCTCTTCATCATGATTATCAAATGGTCTAGCACCAAACACTGTGATCCTATTGGTATGAGAATCCTTAAGAGATATTGCTAGAATCTCCTGGTCAGCAGATTCTATATCAGGGAATCCATTCTCAGCAGCAGTCTCAATATCAATGTTGAATACTCTGATAGTTTTGGGATCAAATTTGATCTGATCATCAGTGTATTCTTCTGCGATGTATTGGTATAAGTATTTGGTGTTACCATATACCTGTGTTTCACAATCACGATATCGTTGAACAGTTTCCTTAGCACCATTGATTGACCCCTGTTTCATGGGGGCAACACACTGTCCTTCTAAGGTACGCCACTCAGAAAAATTAGAGGTGGGTAGATACAAAGTAGGATTAAATGAAATCCTATCCTTAAATGCTACACCACCTTCATATCCTCTAACATAGATTCTGTTACCTGCTTGTTCTACGTTCGTGTAAAATTTCATTCGGTAAGTAGTTCTTTTGCCTCTGCTGTATTTAATACTTCATCTGTTGGATTGACCATCACTATTATATCAGTAGATCGGACAACAAGTTGATTGTCTGCTGAGTGTTCAGGCCACCGCTTACCATCCAACGTAATAGGGTCATCCAGAATACAATCTGGTTCACCGTACTCAACCTCTGGTATCTCTGATACATCTGCGAGAATCCAAGGTTCATTATTCAGTCGTAGTAATTTCTTCATTAGTCTCCTCCACTGGTGTAGTGTCCACAGTTACTTTCTGTTCGTATGCTTCAACAACTGCTGGTTTGCAATTACTAATTAGTCCAATTAAATCAAACCCAACATGATACTGTCCATCATCAGAATATGGATTCCATTTCTTGAAGGTTATATTATAACCTTGCTCTGATTCATTAACAATACACAAACTGTATGGATTCTTGAAGGACATGCAGATAGGACGTTCACCGTTTTCTTTAGCTTCGTCATTAGCATACACTTCACCAATATCAGCAATGACTTGCTCATCGCTGTACTTCATTCTGCAAACTTGGATCGTCATAGTATAAAAACTCTATAGGGTCTTCTAAAATTTCTGGGTTTTCTACGTGAAATTCATCACGATATATTTTTTCAATATCCTCCCTAGCATCAGTAATGTTAATAATAGAATTAGGATTTAATCTAACAGTATCAAATTTACTGAATGGATTCCAAGGAGTAAACGCAACTCTGAACTCAGGTTCGTTACTTTGATCTAAACCTTGTGAAGGTAAAGATTTGGTCATGGATATAACCTGTGGTTTACAGATCATATAACCAGCAACTGCTTCAGGCATATGCCTGAAACGAACTTCATACAAATCACCCACTATTCTTTCAGTGGACATTAAAGTTACAAGTTTAATACTCATAAGCGTTTCATCATATAGACATTATAAAAGGGAACCCGACAAAAGTCAAGCTCCCTTGTGCAGTTTGTTATGTGGTCTAGACCTGTGCTTCTAGTTTTTCTCTCTGTGCGTTCGTACCGAACCAGAACTTCTTCTGCTGGTGTTCAGGTAATACCTTGTTAAGGCTTACAGTCAAGAGACCATCCTTATACTCTACTCCATCTACTTCAATAGAATCACCTAGTTGCCAACTTCTATTAAAGGATCTTGTTGCTATCCCTTTGTGACTATAGGTTCTATCATCTTCCTCAGTAGATGCTTTAACAGTTAGGATGTTTTGTTCTGTTGTGACTTCAATATCTTCTCTTGAAAATCCAGCAAGAGCAACCTCCAATGAGGTTCTACCATCAGATCCCCGAACAATGTTGTAAGGTGGATAACTGATTGATGATCCTGAGAGAGATTCGAGTCTGTGGAATGTATCATCTAGTCCCATTGAAAATGGTGAGTACTGTTCAAAAAATGTCATGGTAGTGTCCTCCTTGAGCGACTTAGTTTACTGTGACCCCGAAGGCATCACACTACTAATTATACAAGAAGAGACAAAAAACCCAGTGGTAGGAACCGAAGTAAAGAGTTCGGATGCTACTACTGAGGTTTCTTCTTACCTATATTATACTTGGATTCTAATGTCCAGTTAGTCTTATCCTTAAAGGATATAACTTTAATTTGATTTAATGGTGCTAGTTCCCCTAACCCATCTGCATCAACAATGCTAACCAATCCCCAATCTGATAAGAGTTGGGAGATTCTATTCCTTCGCTGTACATCATTCTCTGTGATGTTAGTATGTTTACCATCAAGTGCGAAGAGTTCCTTGAAGTGAACTATGTAATACTTTCCTTGCTTATG